TACTCCCATGCCCAGTCTTCTGTATCTTCGTGAATCAAAATGTATCCTGTATCTACCTCATTACGATGAAAAGAAGTCGTCATTGGACTTCCAGGATACACAATGTTTCTTTGACAGTTACTATGTGCATGAAGATCGCCTGCAAATACAACTGGAAACGGAGCAAGCAAATCAAGATCAATTTCTGGTTTTACATGAGGAGGAATCTCTCCACGCACATGAGTAAACAAAGGCTTGCTTTTGTCTATTTCATTAAAAACAGTTTTTCTGTGTAATTCACAATATGGAAGTATTGTGAATAAATCTGTTTCATATACACTGTCGACTATTTGTATTAAAGGATTTATTTGTGCTGAGCACTCTTTTAAATAAGAAAAAAATGTTTTATTCTTTCGAGTAGCTTCATGATTCCCGTCAAAAATAATTGTATGTACTTTTACATCTCGAATAAACTTAAAGTATAGATGTAACTCTTCCATATTGGGAAGACGATCAAAAAGATCGCCCCCAATAATATGTAAGTCAACATCTTCTTCAAGATCATATATTCTCTCAAAGAAGTCATGGTAACGCTCCATAGCCCATAGGTACGGAACATTCTTTTGCCCTAGTTTTATATGCCAGTCGGCAGTAAATAGAATCAAGAGAATTCAGCTTCCAGTTCTTCATCTACATTTGCTTCTGTTCCGCGTATACGGTCAAGAAGCTCTTTTTGAGCATCAGGAGTAGGACGAGTCATTACATCATCCATCGACTTCAAGTCAGATATCAATGACATTTCTTCTTCAGAAAGTTCACGATTCTTACACTTGAGAACCTGTAATTGATACTCTACATTGTATGGCAGAGGTCCAGTCTTTACTCGCTTGAACTTTACATCCCAGCCTGTAGCTGGATCTGTAGGATCACCCAAGTCTTCTGCAGCAGTGATAATCTGCTCCCAAAGCTTCTTCTTCAGATTGACAACTTTTACTGCTCCATTATCAATGCACTGAGTGGCATAGCTCCAACCACACTTTAGATCGGGATAGTACTCACGAACCCAATCTTTTTCCTTGTTATTGAAACGCTCTTCGTTTCGATCAAAAGACAGACACTCCAGAGGAATATCCTTGTCGTTCTCGCCTTTTACCCAATACACGTATCGTGCAAGAATGTCTCCAACAAGACGAAATTGATTTTCACCATCACGATACTGATAGCTGTTGATAGAGGTTTTTTGAGCAGACCCCTTCTGCTTGTTAAATGATATAGCCATTAATGTATGCTCTCCAGTGGCACTTCTTCATATACAAAATGTACTGCTTTATTATCTATACGAAGTAGTTTGTTTTCGTTAATTGTGTCTAGTTCTACCGGTACTCGGATCAGATCTAGTGTTATCTTTTTTGTTGCTCTATAATCTGCTATATTACGCATTGCTGCCAATGCATAGTATATAGATACATCTCTTTGATCATAACGGTGGGCATTATATAAAAGAACATCGGGATGCACTAGAAAGCTGCGCCCGATGAAATTTGTTTTAGAATATTTATAAAGCGGATCGAATTTGTTTTTCGGTAATTTCTTTTTTATAATCATTTCCATAATTTGATTACATACAAAGATATTTCCCTCTGCTTTAGCGTAGACCTTGCTCCAATCAAAAAGTAACATATATTATACCAATGTTTGATGTTTTTGTCAAGAAGTATTTTTTAAATGTACTTCATTTCCCAGCCCTGTTTCATATAGTATCCAACTCGATTAGATGCTTGTCTTTTTGCAGTATTTCCAAGCAAGTGAATATCTACAATAACAGGATTTAGTTTCTTATCTTTCTTTCGTATAACTCGTCCAATTAGTTGAGTTAAAAGTGGTTCGTTGTTTATTGGAGTACCAAGTATCAAACAACTTAAGTTGTCTATCGAAATTCCTTCTGAAAAAATTGCTTGAGTTCCAAACATAACATTCTTGCTGCCATTCAGAACTTTTCCAATCAAATGTTCTCGCTCTTCGTGCGGTACTTCTCCAGTTAAGCATATTGCACTTTCTCCCGTCAGTTCCGCACATTGTTTTAGAAACTGAACTCGATCACTGACCACTAATACTTTGTGCCCTCTTGCGGCGTAGGCCGCTGCCAGCATGGACACAGTATGTTTATACTCTTCATTTCTTGCGAGTGCCGTAACTTTGTTTGCCCACGGTACTCTTGATCCATCCATAAATCTTATGCCAGAAGGTACTATATGAATTGTTGGAACCATATAGTTTTCTTTTGGAGGTTTGATTACGTTGTGTCCAAAATAATCTCGAAAGACGACATGCTTTCCATCTTTTCTCTCAATAGTTCCTGATAAACCGATTTTGTACCTAGCAAAACTACTATCAATGATACGACTAAAAGTAGGGCTACTGACGTGGTGCATTTCGTCGAGAATAATAGTTCCAAAAGTTTTTTTGATCTTCTCCACATTGCGATACAAAGTCTGGGTATTTCCAACAACAATAGGCCCAGAGCTATCCCAATTACCGCTCCCAAGAATACCACTACTAATTTCAAATACTTTCTCTACTTCTTTGACCCACTGATTTCGAAGTGGTACTGTATGCGTAACAATCAAAGTCTTTTGTCCTAGCTTTCCTGCAATCGCTAAGCCTGTAAAAGTTTTACCCCAACTAACCCAAGCGTTAATAATTGCATTATCTTCAATTTCATCATAAACTTTCTGTTGGCTCGGTCTTAAATCGTATTTGAACTTTGGAAAGTCTACTGGTACTAAATTGCGTTTATCTTTTATTTCATAGCCTCTCGGTATTAAATCTGTTCTACCAATCGGAATAGAAATCAAACCATTGCGAATGATTCCCATATTCGCAATGACTTGTGGTGGGTCTGTAGGATTGTGTGATGGAATTAAGTATGTTAATTCTTTATCAATTCTCTCCTGCATATCAGGAGTACAATCCATATAGATCCGATTACTAAGTACAGCTTTCAATGAACAAAATCTAGTATCATCGGAAATACAACATCAATACAAGCTGCACATAAAGTTGCAATGTCTCGATGTTCTTTCTGAGTCTCGGGAGAAGTTCGAAGATCAATATAATGTATCCATGATCTTACTGTTCCATTCATGTAAAGTCTGGTTTTTGTCAAGCCTTCAGGAAGGACTGCTCGTGCTTGTTCTTTTGCAATGCCAGTATCAATTGCCCAATTATATGCAGTCTCTGCAGCACGCAACACTCGATTTTGATGAGCAATCCACTGATGGTGAATGTAACTAGCATTTTCATTTAACTCAATACTATTCTGTCGATTTTCTGTATCTTGTAATCTTGCTTCTCGCATCTCAAAAGGATAGCCCATAGATTCTGGCTTTGCATATCTTTGACTAAACTCTTGAAAAGAAAAGCTACGATGTCTGAGTATTTGTTTAGCAATATCTCGTGTAGTATTTATTTCTAACACTATGTTTGCCATTTCAAAAGGCGACCAGTGTTTATGCTTTATCAAATATCGTATAAGTTTTTCATTGGTATCCACGTTTTCTTGGTTGCTTGGGTTGGATACTCTTGCCGTATAAGCAATTGTCTTCAGCAAGTTTGCTGGAGCTGTTGGAGAAATTAGTTTTACTCTCATGCTGTGATCCTTTTCTCATAGTCAGCGTAGTCTTCGTTCCACCAAGGTGGCTTCTCTCGATATTTCCAACTCGAAAAGGTTGCTTTATCGAGGTGATAGTAGTCTCGATATGATTGAATTGGATTCTCATAGTCTTTCAACTCATCTGGCATTGCCAGCCCAAACGTAGTAAATCCTAGACGTTTCATTCGTTGAGGTAAAGGCAATCGATTGATTACTTCTACTGATTTGTGTATTTTACCATACCGATAAGTATATTCTTCACCGAGAGCATTTGCATAGCAATGTGTCCACTCGTAGTTATCTAGCGATGATCTTGCCCAAATTGTGCAAGGGTGATTGTACATCATTGGTAGATACGGAGAAATAGGACGAGCTTCTTGAGGTAAATGCTGTATATCTTTTTTGATTACATTGATGTAGTCTCGCTCACTCTTATCAAGTGCTCTTGGTATAAATCCCAAATGCTGGTCAACCCACAATGCTGTAGACAGTATCTGTGCGGCTTCAAGTGGCATCTTTACAATGTGCTTATCGACATGGTACTCGGCACACTTATCTAAATCTTCATCAAGATAAAATAAATTCATGCGACTATTATACTCTTTTTTAAGGTTGTTGTCAAGAATTGTTCTCTAATTCGTATTTTGCAATTATATAGTTTTTCACAAACTCACTTCTTACTATATCTTGGACTCCGAACTCAATGAAATCAAACTCATTCATCCATTCGAGTACAGCTAAAAAATCGCCCATTCCATTACTCTTTAAATCAGACTGTGCAAAATCACCTGCAAGAATAACTCTACAGTTTCTTCCCACTCTTGTAATGATTGAGTCAAGTTCATGAAAAGACATATTTTGACATTCATCAATTACAATTACAGCATCACGTAGAGTTATACCTCTTATAAAAGAAGTTGTCATAAACTCTATCCAGCCTTTTGCTTTCAAAATTTGATAAGCATCTCCTCTTCCAAAAATATCATTTGCAATATCTTTGTAAGGCTCTTCATATACTGATGCTTTTTCTTTTTCTGTTCCTGGAAGAAAACCGATATCTCTTGTCGGAACTGCACTTCGAATAATTACTAATTTGTCATATACTTTCTTTGCCATGTCATCAAAAGCAAGATAACATCCAACAAAAGTTTTTCCTGTTCCTGCGACCCCGCACAGCACTAAATGATTTTCTGATTCAAATGCTGCTAATTGATTTCGTGTAAGGGGGTCTATTTGTTGTAGTTCTAATCCTGAGCCATTGATAGTCTTTGATCTTTTTCCCACTATATTTTTCGCCTCGTATCTTTGAGCGGACCCTCTGAATACGTGTACAACTTCCAAGGGTCGTCGCCTATATGAAGAATACCTGCATACCTAACTGCCTCTGGAGGCGGTCTAGGTATGATAAACGGTATTTTCCATCGATAAATATACAATAGGCAAGCTCGTTCCTTTTTCTCGATTCGTTCTATTTTTCTAAAACGTAATCGTGCGTTCCTTGTCTTTTCATAAATAAATAACATTCCCTTTGAATCAATAAAATTAGTTCTACCAGATTTTATGATTCCGACTAGATTATTTGTTAATTTTTTGAGTGAGAATAAATTATCGTATGGAGTCATAAGCCTTCGTCGTCCAAGACTTTCACCCTCCATATTTCGATCATCAACAATTAATCCATCAATAGTAACTAAGCCATCAGCAATAGTCCAGTTACTGCTTGGAAGAACATATACAGGATAAGTAATTTTATCGTTGTCTTTATAAGTTATTACCATATTGTTTTTCGTACTTACCCATTGAGTAGTCATCACCTATTTCAAAGTCACAACCAATTGGTGTGCCAGGAATACTTACTCCACGATCTTTTTGAACATAATACTTTAACATAGTGCAGTAACTATCTACCTCCGTCTCGGGAACTTCTGCTAGAATAGAGTCATGAACCAGTGCAAAAATTCTAGCATTGTGCATTGTCAATTGATATTTTATTGCTCTATTAACTTCTATTGCCCCAAGAAGATTGATGTCAGAAGCGGTAGACTGGACCAAAAAATTAAGACCAGAGCGAATGCTATGACTCTTGATGCCTTTATCTGTGCTGGCGACATTAGGTAATCTCCTTTTTCTGCCAAAATAACTGTATATAAAACCATTCTGTTCTATAAACTTTTGATTGTTTTCAATCCACTGCTTTAACTTGTGAAACTGTTTGAAGTAGTCACTGATGACACTAGAAGCTTCATTTACGGTGAAAAGTTTACCGCTATCTTTTGTTACTTGTTCACTTATCTTTTTTGGTCCTGCTCCATACATAATACCAAAAGTTACTGCTTTTGCTGCCTGTCTCTGTGTGGTGTATAACTCTGCTACCTCTTCTGCTTCACATGGCAGGTTGAACACTCTCTTCGCAATCTGTGAATGAAAGTTACCTCCCTCTCGGAAAACGTTTTGTAGATTCTCGTCTTTAGCCAACACTGATGCAACATATACCTCTGCAGTGGTTAAATCCATTGCAACTATCTTGTGTCCTTCTGCAGCTTTAATACAACCCTTTACAATGGGATTATCCCTAGGCAACTGCTGCATATTAAGCTTACCAGAAGAAGACAGGCGGCCGCTAGTAGTGCCGTGCAGGTTAAAACCTGTCCGAAGACGAGAATCACGGTCAAGCTGTGGTATAATCTTGTCGAGGTAAGTGTTTTTGATTTTTGAGTTCTTTCTAATATTTGAGACGAGCTTAGGAACAGGTGATTGTTTTGCCAGTTCTGCGAGAACTTCTGCATCGGTACTATCTGCCCCGGTGCCAGTTTTCTTTCCAGTAGGTACAAGCCCAAGGTAGTCAAAGAAAAGCTGCCTAAGCTGAACAGTGCTGTTAGGATTAAAATCTTTTCCATTTATCTTCTCGAATTGGGTCACTTCAGGATGTGCGTACAGTTCGTTTACTGACTTATCAATCTCATCCTGCATTAACTCTTGTGCACCGTACAGCCTCTCTTTATTGAACGGTACACCATTATCTTGAATGTCCATTAAAAATTCAGTGCCAGGAATTAGTATATCTTTATATACTTTCTCTAGCTGTTTATTCTTTTTTATTTTTACTACTTTTTCATAAACAAGAAAAGTTACTACAGCATCCATTGCCGCGTAGGTTTTCATTATTTCAAAAGGAATTGTATCCCAAGTGAAATTGCTTTTTAACGTCCCAGTTCTTTTACAGTAGTCTGCAATCCAGTCATACATTGGCTGTTCGTAGTCACCATATGGAGTCCACTTCATTGCAAGTTGTTTCAAACCGTGGGTTCCAGGGTTCTCATCAATGAGATAATGAAGAAGCATTGTATCCTCAAATTCTGGAAACTGAAAGTTAAAATGATACTCAAAGAATGCAATATCAAATTTTGCATTGTGAAATATAATTGTTGTTTTATTGAAGAGTTCTTGCAGTAAGCACTCTGTTTTTTCATTAAAACATTCTACATCAATGTAGACACCATTGTACCCATCGTAACAAAGACTAATGCCAAGCATATGACCGTCTCTAGGGTACAATCCTGTGGTTTCTGAGTCAAGGGCAACGTATCTAGGCTCTGAATCAATGCAAGTACGTATCCAGTCATTTGCTTCCTCCGTATCTTGTATACCTCTAGCTTGTTCATCAGTAATTACTGTGTCTTCAAGCTGTCCTGAGATGTACTCAAGTATGTTAGTTTTTGAACTTTCCCACGTAGGTTTTGCTTCTGGTTTAAAAGCAAGCATGGAAGGGTTAATGATAGGCAAGAATTTACCATCAAGTAACTTGCCTGAGTACTCCGTCACGGAGTTTACTTTTGTATAATACTTTACAGCATCACTGCCTACAAGTATTACCCAGTCGTACTCATCTGGGTTCATATTAATATCAACATCTCGCTTGAGAACTTTCTTGATATTGGGGTCAGAACAAAGTTGAAATTGATCAAACTCAATTCCAAACTCTGATCTAAAATCTGTACTACTACGTTTTGTCTCTATTAATGCGACATTAGGCATATAGTTTCCTCTTTAGTTTTAGTATTTGAGGTTCTGTTAGTGCTCCAGGGTCTGTATTTTTTAAGTGTACATTTCTGGCTGAAAGTCCAATACTTTCGCACAACTCCTTTATTTTTACTGATGCGTTTTGTCCTGCTTCATCTCCATCAAAGAATATGTCAATCTGACTTACTCCTGACATTGATAATACGGACAACTTATCTTCATTTACATTCTTTGTTCCAAAACAACAAATAGCATTGTTCAGTCCCTTATCATGTAAATTCAACATATCAAAGATTCCTTCTACAAGAATAACACACCCACCTATAGGCTCTACCTTTGGAAACAAAGGCATTTGTGCGCCTGCGGGAGTTATTAAATATTTCGGTACACCACTTCCAGTATGTCTACCATTGTACGCGACAATTTTTCCTGTGATATCAGTGATAGGAAAATTAATACGGGAAATAAAAGAAGGATCCTTATCGAGAAATGCTCCAAATCTTTCATATGTTTCTTTCCTTATGCCTCTCCATGTGCCTGTGTAAGGCGTTGAATTGATGGGAATAACCAAACCAGTACTTTCCGCCATCTTCTGTCTAATTAAGTTTTTCAGCTTTTCGCGTTGTAGTTGTAACTGATTTGGTTTTTCCCCAAAATGTGTAAACAGATTGCCTTTGAACTCACAAGAAAAACAGTTAAACACACCCGTTATTCTATCAATTCGCATACTCGGATTTCGGTCAGGATGCTCAGGATTGAGGCAACTTACTTCAAAATCTGCACCCTTTGGAATATACGATACATTCTGTTTAATTAATAAATCTTCTACGTTCATCTACCAATGTCTTTTATGTTCTCTTCACTAATGACTTGGTAGGCTCCTTTGTTGTAGGCAGGAGCTACCGTATGATTGCTTGTGTAATACTCTCTCTGTGCTGTTTCTTCTGGATCTGGATCACCTAGAGGAAGAGAGGGATAGCCCTTGCTTTCTCTGCGATAAGTGTTTTCTTTCTCTCTGTTAGTATTCCAGTGCCATACTACTTGTCGTCTTTTTCTTCGGGATTTAGTACTC